ACAGCAGTACGAATTCGCCGAAATGTATTGCAAATATGCAACATTGCACTGCCGGGTCGATGTGGGCATCGACCCCTACAAGGTGCAAATGATAATTTGATACAGCTCGACAAATCGGAATTTGAAGATGCGCCGTTACCGAGCGGGGGAGCGATGGAAGCGCCGCCTGTGGCGGATGAAGCGACCTGAGCGAGTGGCAGCGGTCGATAAAATCGAGGACAAGCGTAAGTCCGAAGATTTTATCAGGCACCGCAACAGGACAGGGAAATAACGATTAGATAAGCACTGCGCACGTATTAAAACTCCGGGGCGATTTTCGTCCCGGAGTTTTTATGCAATTAAGAGACCACAGTCACGGAAGTAATATGCGCTTCCGGTCCGTAATACCAGTACAGGAAGCCTTCCATGTCGATGACATCGCCCACCTTCAGCGCCTCCACAGCCTCGTAAACATCGGTGCCGTCCTCAGTCAGGTAGCGTTCAATGCAGAAGGTATACACCGCCGCACCGTCCACGGAAGCGTTGAAAAACAGGTCGTCGCCGGGCTCACCGGTGCCGTCCCAGCGGTACAGGAAGGCATCCCCCTCTTCGTTGCTTGGCACTACGGTCATACCCTTGAAGGAGACCTTTTCATTTTGATGCTGGATCAGCTGTTCCGTACCCAGCAGCCCGGTCACATCCCGGGGCGCGGCAATGAAGGTATCGCCGTCTTCCACAAACTCGAAGGTGCCCTCTTTGATCTCCACTAAGCCGCAAAACTCCGTCTTGTAGCCGGAAACGCGGATCTTGGTGCCCTCGGTCAGTCTGGCAACATCCTCCTCAGAGCAGGCCATGCCGTAGAGCAGATAAGCGCCGTCTTGATCCTGTGCATAAACAATGACTTGATCGTCCCACCAGGACTGGCGCGCCTGCACATAGCACTCCACGGTCACAAAGGACTCCAGGGGCGCAGCCATGTACTCTGCATGGGTCATAACCTCTTGCGGCGCTTCCTCACCGCCCTCGTCGGTCAGGGGGAAGTCGTCGGGCATCAAAAGGTGCTGCAGCAGGTAGATCACATCGTCCTCGTCCACGCTGCCGCTCTTATCGTAGTCCACCGTCTGATTCACCGGGAAATCCCCGGGCATCAGAAGGTGCTGCAGAAGATAGATCACATCGTCCTCGTCCACGGCATTGGTGCCGTCCAGATCACCGGGGTCGCTTTCCCCGGCGTAATGGATGTGTGCGTTCAGCAGATACGAATTATCCTCGCCGATACTGATCTGCTTCCACTGCTCCCGGGTACCTGCATAGTATACATCCGTCAGGTACTCGCTCCAGGAGAACGCATAATCGCCGATCTGGGTCACGCTCTCCGGAATGGTAACCGACATCAGACTTCCACACCAGGAGAAGGCGCCCTCTCCGATCTTCTCCACGCCGGGCTGGAGGATGACGGTCAACACTTCATTGTTGCCACTAAAGGCATAGGGCGCGATCTCGGTTACGCCGGCAGGAACGGTGTATTCTCCGGGAAGGAAATTGGGTGCCTTGATCAAAACGGTTTTCTCTTTGTTGAACAGAATGCCCTTTTCATCGCTGCTGTATGTGGGGTTTTCCGCATCCACCCAAAACTTTTCCAAGCCATGGCAACCATCAAAGGCATTATCACCGAAAGAGGTAAGACTCTTCGGAAAGCTCACTGCAGTGAGGCTGAAGCACCACTCAAATGCCCAATCCTCAATCCTAGTCACGCCGTCGGGGACCGTGTATGCGCCGTCAAGACCGCCGGGTGCCTTGATCAGTAATGTTTTATCCTTGTTGAACAGAACGCCGCTTTCATCGCTGCTGTATTGGGGATTATCCGCATCCACCAAAATGCCTTCCAAACTCATGCAATAATCGAAGGCATAATCGCCGATTTCGGTCACGCTCTCCGGAATGGTCACAGAGGTCAGGCTTTCGCACCAGGAGAAGGCATCCTCGCCAATGATGGTCACGCTGTCCGGAATGGTCACGGTTTTCAGCTCGTAGCAGGAATTAAATGCATACGCACCGATGGTGGTGACGCCGGATTTGATGACCACCTTCAGGATATCGTCGCAATGCGCATACCAGGTCGGATCATTCTCAAATCCATAATCATCCATTTCGCCAGTGCCGGAGATGGTAAGGGTGCCGGTATCGTCCAGGGTCCAGGTCAGATTCTCGCCGCAGGTGCCGTCGGCAACCGTGGCTGCGCTGGCTTGCAGAGAAAGCCCCGATGCACAGCTAAGCACCATCGCCAGTGCTAAAAGACAGCTGAGTAATTTTTTCATGATAATTCCTCCTTTGGTTTAGGCTGGAACTATCATATCACGGACTTTCGCACATTGCAAGAAAGATCCCCGTTAAGCGTTTAAATTCCAGCTTAGCGCTCTGTTTCAAACAACGCATGTCATCCTGAGCAGAGCGAAGGATCCGTTCTCCACAAAGGAGAATGCGGATTCCTCGCCACGGCTCGGAATGACAGTGGAAGAACGATACAGCGCGACAAATCGGAATTTATTTTTCTTTATCCAGCTTTTCACCGGCGGTGTCCACGGCTTTCAAGCCGGTCTTCAAAAGCTTCACCAGCCAGTTTGGCACTGCCGCGCCCATTTTCACCGCATTTTCCAAAATGCTGCCCAGCTCGGTCATGATGTACCACGCCAGCACCAGCGGTAGCAAAATGCTTGTCCAGGCAATGCCAATGGGCAGATGCGCACAGAGCATCCCCAATGCATAGTCTGCCATCAGCGAAACGATCACCACGGCAATCATGCCGCCCTTGTGCCACAGACCCTGCCGGGCAACGGCACTGCTCCACTGCCCTTCCTTCATGGCGGCGGCAGAGCCGGTGATATAATCAATGGCCATGGCGATCACCCACACCAGTGCCATGATCCCCTGCCAGCCCAGCAGTGCCGACAGCGCAGTAAAAAACGCCGCAATGCCAATTTTGATTTCTGTTACATATTCCTGCATAACCTCTCTCCTTATTGTTCATTTGCCCAGCGCTGCAGTGCTTTGACCATTTGGGAAGGCTTGGATACCTTTCCGTCCACGGTCGTGCCCAGCTTCTTCTGAATTGCCTGAATGGTCTTCGGACCGATCTCGCCGTCCTGCTGGCTCCCGGGCATGTCTGCCCATTTCTGCATAGCACGGATCAGAGAGCTGCCCTTGCCGTTGGGCTTGTCCTGCCATTCCCAGCCGCCTGTTAATCCGGGGTTGTCCGCCTCATACTTTTTATGTTGGTTGGAGATCTCGCCATCCACGGTGGTGTCGAAGATTTGCTGCAGCCGGGTGGTGGTTGCCTTGCCCCACTTGCCGTCCTCGGTCAGTTTCCCCGCGACCTTTGCGCCGTCACGCAACACGACAACCGTGTGACCGCTGACAGGCGTACAAAGAATGTCACCACGCAACAGATAGTCGCTGGATTTGCAATACTTAGCATCCGTGTGTTTCGTGAAAAGCCCGGTCTTGACAAGTGTAGCCGGCTCGGAAACGGTGCGGATATTACCCGCAACATCTTTTCCAAAAGCATAGGCAATACAAACACGCACCAAAGCGGAGCAATCAGTCTCCACCTTTTTGGTGGTCTTGGACGGGTCAAAGCCCCTGCTTTTCACATTGTTAAACAATGTGTTCCGCTGGTTTTGGTCGTATCCGATATCCGCGTTCTTACACGCCTTTTCCATAGCTTCGGCGATCTTAAGGCGCTTCTGATCGTCCTTGCAGCGCAAGACAACCCAACCCTTCGCATTGACGTAATAATCCGAAATTTTCACTTCCTTGCCGTTCTGATCTCCGGCATTGCCGCCACGGGCTTTTCCCTTTTCATCCCCATATGCGTGTCCGATTTTTACAGCCACCGGTTATTTCTCCTTTCTCCCCAGCCGTACACATCCTGTTCCCATACATTAACCCTCCAGCAATTTAGTCACGGCTGCCTCCAGCGCAGCAATTCGTTCTTCCTGTCCGGCAATTACCCAGTTTGCGTCCTTGTTGTACTCTACCGAAATTGTCACCTGGGAATTGTCCGCAATCAGGGTTGTTGTGGGAGAAAGACTCATGACACCTTCCACAGTGCCGTCAGCCTTTGGCGTGCAATCCATACGGGTTGCTTCCTCCACGATGGTGATGTTGTGGAAGGACGTATCGACGGTTACCGATGTTGCATTATCTTCTGCGGAAAAGAACGCCAGACCATCGCTGCCACTTTCATCAATGGTAATTGTCAGGGATTGTCTGCCGTCCCCTCTGAAATAACCGAGCGTTTTATAGGTATCGTTGGTAACACGGTATACCTTTTCTTCCACATCGCTTGTAATATCCGCAAAGACCGTATAGGTGTGCCCTGCCTTCAGGGTTTCTTTTAATTCTCCCCTTGAAAAGCGTAAGGACAATGCCGCTGTTGTCTTTGGGATTTCAAGCCTTTTCGTTACGGCGTAATCCTCTCCAAACCTTGACAAAGTAACTCCGGAAAAACCGGTCAAGGCTTCGCTTGTCAATTTCACCGCCATTTCATGGGGAAGCGGAGACGCATCGTCAACGCGGATAACGCCCTCCCCGGAAACAGAACCTTTTAAAGCATTGGCAACGGTTCGGGCGATCTGACCGCTGGACCAGGCAGTTTCGCCCACCGCCGAATCGTCGATATGGGCGGCATCCGGGTCTGCCACGGTATAGGTTTTACCGTTTACGGTAAGTGTTTTGATTTCTGCCATAGTTAACCTCCTGAAATAACGGACTGAATGTACTCCTTCAGAGACACCCCATCTACGGTCAGCGCCGCTACAGCAACCGGAACATTGAACCGGAAGTCCTCTTCGCCCCAGTCAAACACCGGGATCCCCTTGCTGACCGTCAGGGTTTTTGTAACGGACATGACCGCATCGCTGACTGTCAGCGCTACGGTGTGGGCAGTCCGGTAGTCCAGTCCGGACAGCTTCTTCGTTTCCTGATAGGTGCTGTCCTCGCCGATGGTCAGCTGGTCGTATTGCATATTGCCGCCGTCCACGGTAAGCTCGTATGCCAAAGCATTGTTCACAGCGCCAAAGCTTCCCTGCCAGCAATTTCCGTCAAATTGCAGCACAGCATCGCCGCTGGTGGGGTCGGTGCGCTGCAGAGTGGCGTTGTTGGTGAGGATCACATAGGGGATCATCTGTACCGGGACTTCGCTAATTGCCGTATACCCACGGCTGTCGGTAGCCTCAAAGGTAACGGTTTCAAACGCCGGCGCTGCGATGTCCAGCACAGACTCTGTCACTTCCTGACCGCCGATGCGCAAAGAGGTGATCCGTGCGCCGTTTCTGGCTGTGGCATCGATCTGACACCGGGCAACGGAGGCGTAGCGCACCAGCACGCTTGCGTCCCCGGTGAGCGCAGCCGTCTTTTCGCTGACATCCCACACCCTGCCGCTGACCAGCGGCTTGCTGCCGTCAAAGCCGGCACTCACCGTAAACTCTCCGGTTTGCACGCTGCCGATCCGGGTATCCCCCCGGTAGGTGGTGCAGGTAAGCCTGCACACACCCTTTGGCGCATCGGGGATCTGGTCATAAAAGCTCTCCGGCAGCAGAAAATTGACGGTGGTAGCTGAAAGCTTTTCTTCCGTATCTACGGTGTTGCCGCTTGCGTCGATATAGCCGGACAGCGTCCCGAAGCTGTAGGCAATCGAATGGGTAAAGCCGTCATTTTTCCGGCTGATCACCACCGTGGAGCGGCTGCCGATGTCTGCATTTGTAGCACTGATTCCGGAAGCCCGGGCAATGGTGTCCAGGGTAATCTCCCCGGAAATGGTGGTGCTTGTGAGGGTAGAGCCGGAAATGGCACCGGTAGCGGAAAGGGTCACCGTCAAAGCGCCGTAATCATCGTGATACACCCGGGCAGTTGCCCGGATCGCCTCTGCATCCATGTCATTTGTGATGTTAAAACGCTTACTTCCCTTGAAAACCTGGTCGTCGATGGTCAGCGTTCCGCTCCAGCTGCCGCCGGTAACCTGATCGTTCGTTCTTTTATAAGTCAGTATGGCGGTAATATCCGAGTAGTTCCCCTCCACTGACTGCACCGCCGACCACCATAGGGTCGGCTTAATGCGGCTGTTGGATGTTTTGCCGCCAAAGCTTCCATTTAATGCCATATCATCCCTCCAACCAGAAGCAGGCCGTTCTGCCTGCGCCGTAGTCCTCAAACCGGGCGTGGCTGCCCATGATCAGATAATTGCGCACCGTCACATCCGCTGCCACCACGCCCTTATCGTTGGCCTGCAAAATGGTCTGTCCGCTGCGGGTGACGTACATGCCGGTGTTGTCCAGCAGATTTTTCATCTGCTGACCCTCCCGGGCAATTTGCAGACCGTTGTCGTCAAAGGTGTAGCCCATGCCGGTCTTAATTTTGGTCACACCGTCATCGCGTATTTTCTCCACTGAGAGCGTTAGCCCCCCGGCAGTCTGCTCCAGACCGGTCAGCTGCCGGACAATGCCCTGGGTGGTTTTTGTTTGCATCTCCACGCTGCCACGGATGCCATCAATATCCATTTCCAGACGGCTGAGTTTTCCACTGCTGTCTTTGTTTTCCGCCTTCAGCCCGTCCACATCGGTACGCAGATTCAGCACCTTACCGGAAAGCGCCTGGTAACCCCGGTTATTCGTAGCTGTGGTGCTGTCCCGGCTGACGCTTCCGGTGCATTCCAGGGTGTCCCTCTGCCCCTTTTGGGTCTTTTTCATAATGTAGGCAGTGATGGTTTTTCCGTTACGGTCCGCAATTTGCACCGTATGCCCGGGGCAGATGTGCATATTTGCCGGTACCGACACCTTGCAGGGGGTGTATGTAACACCTTGCAAAAGCCCATACAGACTCTGCGCAATGGGCAGCAGCGCAGCTGCGTCGGTGGCAGTCAAAAGGGGATTCCCGGTGATAATGTAGGTATTGACTGCCTCTTCAATACCATCCGGATAGACCGTTCCTACATCTTCCTCGTTCTGGCGCAGCTGGACCTTCTCAATTGCCGCCACAGTGTAATCCTCAAAGGACAGTCCGTTCTGGTAGTACATCACCGTTTTTCTGTCCTCTGCCAAAGCGATCACAGCGTTGCCATTGCCATCGTCGGTGACGGTCAAAAGGGGCGAATCCAACGCCACATTGCCTGCGCCGTCGTCGGTGACCGTCATTTTCCTGTCGGTCACCGTCAGAACCCCCTCTTCCCAATGAAGCACGCTGCCCCCATAGGGGGTAATGCCGATGTCGTGGGTGGTCAGGGGCGTATACCAGGCAAATTCCAGCTGTCCGTCGGCAGTTGCCCGGCAAAATCTGCCGGCAACCTGTCCGATCCACTGCATCAGCTGGCGGCCGGTGATCCCCTCACCGGAAAACCGGGCAACGCTGTAGTCGCCGTTTGGAAGCTCCTCACGCTTCAGGGTCAATCCGCACCGGGCGCATACCCTCTCCGCCAGCTCCTGCAGGCTGTAAGGCCAGCCCTCCAAGGCAGCAAGCCACCGGGTCAGATCCTTATCCAGCAGGCTCACCCGGTCATAGGCGGTGATGGTCATGGTGTTAGGGGTTGGATGCTCCGGTTTTTCGGCAAGGAAGATGCCCACCTTGTACCGGGTGCCGTCCTCCGTTTCCCGGTAGACGGTCAGCTCCTCCCCGGCGTTTACGGAAAGCGCACCCCCGGGGGTCCACAGCTTCACTTCTATCATATTGGCACAGCAGGAACCGAGGGTCAGCTCCTCCCCTGCGTTGACATACTGGGTAACGGTAATGCCGGAAATGGCATTGTAGGTATCTGCGCCGGAGCTAAGCTCCGTGCCGTCAGGCAGCTCTATGATTGTTCTCAGCAAGTCAGCACCCCCTAGCACTCAATGATGCTGAACTTGAAGTTCCGGTACTCTCCCAGCGCCGCATTGTGATAGGTAATGCTGTCATTGGAGCAATAGGCACGGGTCTCGACCAACTCTCCCTCCAAATTCCGGTAGGTAAAGGTAAAATCCGCCTTTCCCTGAAACAAAGAACGCATATAGCTGTACTCCCGGGCAGTCAGCCGGAAATACTGAAAGGTCCATGTGCCCACCCGGTAGCGGGCAACAATCCGGTGCATGAAGCCGGCTTCATCTCTGCCGGAATCGCCCTCGTCCAAATCGGAAAGGGACAGCTCCACATCCCCGTCGGGAATCAATAGGGGCTTGCCGTCGATCAGGTAGTCCTCAAAAAATCTCATAGGACACCTCCCCGGATCACAGCCTGCTTCCGGTTGTACCTGGCAACCGCGCTGCCGATGACCTCGTCACCGATCTGAATACCCAGCACCGCCTCCAGAATCTCACGCTGGATGCCCACCGATGCCTCAAAGCCGGCAAGGATCGCCTGGGTCTGATCCCGGGTGACGGCGGCAACCGCCTCCTGAATGGTGGCAAGAGGCGCTTCGATATTTGTACCGTGCTTCTGGTCGCCCACCATGGCCAGAAACGGCTGGTTGGCAGGCAGCACCGCACCCTTGGCAAGATAGGGAATTTGCGGTGCCTTCAGCTCCTTGATTTTGAAGCCGAAGCTCTTACCGCCTATTCCCGGCACCCAATCGGGGATGTCCACAGAGATTTTATTCAGCAGCTTAAACACGCCGTTCAGCGCACCGGTCAAGCCGGAAAGCAGCACATTGACCACGCCGATGATCACATTGACGGCGCTTTTGCAGATCTGCCCCATGCCCTTCCAGATCTGAGACCAGTCACCGCTGAGAATACCGGAAATCACCTGCACCGCACCGGACACCGCATCCAGGCAGTATTCCATGATCTGAAAAACAGTCCTGCCGATAGACTGGAAGGTCTCGGCAAAAATGTAGCGCAGATGCTCCAGCACAAAACCCATTTTCTCCCACAGCAGCGCCGCAGCTTCTCCGACGGTGCGAAACAGCTCGCCCAGGGCAGTGCCTTCCTCTTCGGCAGACATCCGGGTCTCGGCAAAGACCCGACGCAGCTGGTCGAACACCGTCAGCACTACCATACCCACAAATTCCGCCAAAGGCTGCAGCTTCTCCAGCATCTGCGAAAAGCCTTCGGTAACGTCCTGCAGCGTTACCCGTAAAAATTTAAAAATACCGTTTGCCAGATACAGCAGCACCGGTGCAAGCTTTTCTGCTACCCATTGGACAAGGGGCACCAGCAGCTGATGCCACAGCACACCCAGCGCCTCACCGGCAACCGTGGCGAATTTTTCCGCCTGCTCCTGCATGCGGTAAAACGCCCACTGTACAGGGAACAGATCGATGCTTTGCAGAGGCGCAAACAGCCCCAGGATCCGGTTGACCGTCTCCTGAATTTCCGGAGACAGGGTGGTTTTTACCTCCACCGGCACCTGTTGGACAGACACCCCTCCGCCGCCGTTGTTTTGCAATCGCTCCAGCTGGTCAAAGCCTGCCAGCGACCGCTTGGTTGCCTTGCCGGAGGCCACCGCCGTCCTGGTCACTTTTTTCTGCGCCACCTGCACGCCCAAAAGACCGGCGATCACCTGCCCAAAGGTTTTTACCAGCCGGGTGGCATAGCGCACCGCGCCGGTAATGGCAGGCACCAGCACCGCTGCCACCGGCTCTGCCGCCTGACGGATGGACGCCTTCAGCTGGCCGAAGGCAAGGCGCAGCACCAAAAGCTCTTTTTCCAGGTCCTTTACCTCCAGGACCGTCTGTTTCACAGGCTCTTCCACCTGATCCATGTCCAAATAAACCTGTCTTATTTTCTTCATTCTTCCTTCTCACCTCTTCACTCCCTCAGCTGCTGAATTGAGCATTGCATTTTTCCTCAGAAAAAGATTTTAAATTGTCGGCACAGACGACACCTTAATTTTCAATTCTCAATTGCCCAGCAGCTGATTCAACCGTTCCCGTTCCGCCACTTCCTCGGGCGTATGGGGGCGGCGAAGCTCTATGCGCTGCCGATTCTCCCGATAAAATTCCTTTTCCCAGGGCTCTAAGGGCTTGCCCCGACGGAGCTTCTGCCGAATGGACACCACCGTGCTCAGCTGCCCCGGCGGCATGGCATGAAACCAGCTTAAAAAGGTCCACCAGTGCACCTTTTCCAAACTGCGGATCTCGCAGCCTGCGGCGGCATTGACCCCGGCAATGATGTCAGCGGCATCCGCCTGCCAGTCCAGAAGCTTGGGGCCGGGTTTGTCCCCCTTTTCCCCACAGCACAAAAAGTCCGCAAGATACGCCATCGCCTCGCCCCGATGCTCCGGGGGCACAGGTCTTTGGTAAAACAGACCCAGTGCCACACGCCAGCGCAAAAGCTCCGGCAGCTCCGGCTCCTCCAGGCACTGCAGGATCTTCAGGATCACCCGAAAATCCGTATGGAGTCCATATTTGCAGCCGCCGATACAGACTGTTTCCGGCAGACTGTAAAGCCCTGTCACAGGGTCTCTCCTATTTCCGAAAGCTTTTTGTCCACCAACCGCTGGGTGCCTTTTTCCAGCACCTTTTCCAGGGCGGCAAACAGATTCTCCGCCACGGACTTTCCGTTGCGGCACACCGCCAAAAGGCTGACACCGCCCAGTGCCTTGTGAAAATCATTGCCACTGCCGAACACCCGGTTCAAAATCTCCTTTGCCTGGGTATCTGCCTGCTCCATCAGCTCCAAAAGCCCTTGGGGCGTAGCGGTTTTCGCCTGCTCCAAAAGGCTGTGCTCCAGCTTATTGAGCTCGGTCTGCCCCTGGACAAAACGGCCGTACAGCGCCGGATCTGCAGGATTAAACCGCAAAACCCCACCCCCGGCAATCTGATATTCCTGCAGACCAACATCCAATTCCAGTTTTTCCATACTTGTTCCTTTCCAAATTAAGAATTATGAATTACGAATTAAGAATTTTCCAAAGCCATCAAATCCCAATTTAGCGAGCGGTTAAAAACAACGCATGTCATCCTGAGCGAAGCGAAGGATCCGTTCTCACCACAGGAAAATGCGGATTCCTCGCCACGGCTCGGAATGACAGTGGAAGAACGATACAGCTCTATAAACTGGAATTCAATTCTCAATTATCAATTCTTAACTCTTAATTCTTAATTAACAATTGGAATTTACGCAGGCGTAAATTCCTTTGTTTCCACGTTAAAGCTTCCCTTTGTCTTGTTGCCGGTAAAGTGCAGGGTAAAGGGGATCTGATAGCCGGTGGTGTCACCGCCGTAAGAGGTGACCTCGATATAGACCTCCTCACGGATGGCGCTGTAGCTGCCGTTTTCGCTCTCTTCCCACAGCTTCACCTCCACCACATCGGTCTTTACATCCTCCAGCACACGACCCTCGTCAATGATGTCCTGCAAGCGCGCAAACAGAGCGCTGCCGTTTTCTGCGTAGTAGGGCTCCACCGCACCGGTCTTTTCGTAACCGGAAATGACCACGCTGGTCTGACCCAGAATATTTTTCTTGGTTTCCACGGTTGCGCTCAGCTCCGGAGAAAATTCCTCCAGATCCTTGCCCAAGCGCTCATACTGGGCTTTTTCGCTACCCAAAGAGGCGGCATTGATAAAATGCGCCAGATACTTTCTTTCAATTTTGCTCATAGCGTTTCCTCCCTCTCGGCAATCAGCCGAAGCTCATACATTCCCAGACCTGTGCCGGTATTTTTCACAAGTCTGCCCTTCTCCGCCCGGAACTGCTTCAGCGCCCGGGGCGGCTGTTTTGCCGCCTGCTCCTGCAATCGCAAAAGCTTTTCGGCGGCAGCCTCACCGGGAATCTGTCTGCACCGGAGCAAAAAGCTGTGGCGCACACGCTGTACCCGGTTGCCCAACACATCCTCCCGCAGCCACAGCTGCTCCTGCCCCAAGGGAAACAGACCTGTTTCCCCCGGGGTGATACCGCAAGCGTCGGTTTCGGGCAAAATATCTCTTTCCTGCAGCCACCGCCGCAGAATTTCCAAAATGTCCATATTTTCCTCACCAACCAAATTGAGAACAAAATTCCGATTTATCGAGCTGTTTCGTCCTTCCTCTGTCATTCCGAAGCGAAGCGAGGAATCCGTATTCTTTTGTAGGGAGAACGGATCCTTCGCTTTGCTCAGGATGACATGCGGTATTTGTAACAGCTCGATAAACTGGAAAATAATTTTTAATTCTTAACGCTTAATTCTTAATTTTATCTGCCTGCTTCCCAATGGTGCACCTTTCCCAAAAAGTAATAGGGCTCTGCGTAGGCCGCCTGGGAAAGTCCCGGCACGTTTACCGGCAGAAATTCCTCCCAATTGACCGTTTCCGGTCCGATGCCGTCAAACACCCGGTCGCCGGGGCGAAGGGGCTCCGCCCCGGGAAGGACCAGTAAAAATTTCCGCACAAACCGGTCATTCTCTACGGTGTCGGTGAACTTATAAAAGCAGTCCTCCAGCACCCGACGGGAAACCTTTCCCTTTTCCCGTCGGTACACCGTAACGGTCTGGTCGCAAAGGGGGTATTTCGGCATCAGCCCACCCCCCGGTATACTTCCAGATAGCCGGCTACGCTCTGGAGCAAACGCCGCTGCAGGGGCGCGTCGCTTTTTTCATAGCGGACGCTGATTCCCCCCACAGTGCTCTGCTCCACAGAGGCTCTGACCCGATGGCGATACAGCTCCTCCGCGGCGGCGCACAGCGCCATTTTCCGGCTTTCCGGTCCGTAGGACTCCACCCGGCAGCACCGCTCCAGGCCCTCCAGCCAATCCGCGGCTCTGCGGAGCATTTCCCCAAAGACCGCTTGGGGGATGGTGCTGCCGGTATACACGTCGGTGTAAAATCCGTAGTCCGGCATCTTATGCACCGATGGCAATGTCCTTCAGGACAGCCGCCTTCAGGGTGTTCTTCAGGGCAACGCCTGCCACCAGCTCCACCTCACCGGTCTTGACTGCGCCGGGCTCGTTCAGGTCAGGCAGGTAGCTGACCACCACGCCGCTGCCCTGAGGGGAGATGCCGTGGAAGCCGTCCAGACCCAGACACACTGCGTAAATGGCAGTCTTGCCGCCCTCGGTGGGGATGACGTCCAGGGTGTTCTCGCCGTCAAAGTACTTGCCCATGTCCACCATGGGAATGCCTGCGTAGGTCTCTACGGTTCTGCCGAAATCGTCGGTGGAACGCTCGTAGTAGCCGGCGCGACGGGCGATGGAACGCAGCTTGATAAGCATCTGGGTGTTCATCAGCAGCATAGAGGCAGTGCCGTCCAGGGTTGCCAGGAAGGCATCCATCTCGTCCAGAAATGCGTTGTAGTTTTCGTCCAGCTGAGAAGAGGTGGTCAGCTCCACAGTGGAGCTCAGCTCGTTGGCAGTGCCGGCAAGCAGCTTCTTCAGGCCGTCGAACTCACCGCTTTCGGTGTCGCCGTTAATAACCATGTTGTGGAAGCAGTTGGCGGTTGCCTTGATCTTCTGCTCTGCCTGGAATGCCATCTCATCGGCAGCACCGGCAGTGTTCTGCAGCACACGGTCCACCTGGAAGCTGCCGCCCATAATGACAGCACTGGTGGTCTTCTTTTCTCTCTTTGCCTCACCGGGGACATACTCACTGCCCACAGTACGCACTGCGGCGGTGGAGGGGGTCTTCAGCTGGATGTAGCCGTAGGTCAGGGTGCTGCCGCCGGTGCCGGGGGCAATGACGTTGTCAAACACCATGCCGTCCAGCAGAGCGGAGCTGCGGCGGAACATATCCACCACCTGCTGATCTACCTTGTCTGCCATGCCGATCTTTGCTTCGCTGAGTGTAATTGCCATTTTTCATTTCTCCTTTTCGTTTGTTAGATTTATCATCAAATTCCAGTTTAGCGAGCAGTTGTCTAATTAAGAATTTAGAATTAATAATTAAGAATTGTGGTATTTTTCTTCGAAAAATGATTTAAATAGTCCCGAAAGGACACCTTCTAATTCTTAAT